CTTTGACAACGAGAATGTTTGAGACATAACGAAGTTTACGCTTACGATCACGAGCGATTTTCTTATCGCTCTCGATACCGCTGTTCCAAAGAAGTGTGTTTGCTTCAGAGACAGGATCTTTTTGACCAAGTGTGGTCAATGACTTTTCAATATACCAGCCGCCTGGTCCTTGAAAAGAATGGCTGAAGATTTGAACCCAAGGAATATCTTCAGTGCCAGAGGCAGGAAGGAAACGAACGATTGCGTAACCATTGCCTGACTTGTCACAAGAAAGTTTCCAGTAACGATCATCTTCATAAGATTTGGTGGTCTTGGTGTTAATCTTCTCTAATTCTTTTTGAAGATTGCCAAGATTCTTCTTCTTTCTATTTTTGTAATCTGCATACGACATAATTTTTTCTCCTTGTATTTGCTGTATATTTCCGTATGTGCTTAAGTATACTATTATTTATTTTTGGATCTCATATTTTTTAAGAATATCCAAGGCTTTTTTGCGAAATCGTTTTGTGTCGATTGTAAAGAATGAACGGTACTTCTTAATTCGTTGTGAGTGTTCATTCCAAACCACATCATCTTTTAAATCACAATTCAATCGTAAAACAAAACTTAGTAGTGAGTCAAGTATCAAAAAGGTTTCAACCGAAACATCTTTACGAAGATACCACTTCAATATTTCTGGATGGTCACCATCGTTTGATTGAAAAAACTCATCAAACTTCATGTTGTTTTCTTCAGCAAACTCGCAAATAGAATTGAACTCGCTGTTAAAAACTCTTTCAAGTGAATCTTTCTTTGATCTCCATTTCTTCCAAGTTTCTTCTGCATCAGAATCAAATGTGTCACCGATCCAGATATCTTCATTCTCAACAATATTTGACAAAAGAATCTCTTTGATTTCGATTTCGCTATACTTCTTTGCTAATTTTTCAAAGTAGTATTTGTCTTTACGATTGTTGTATGTAGAAATACGACTTCGAATCTTACCACCAAACTTTACAAAGTCATACGACTTTGTTTTGAAGTGTGCTTTCATGGCAACGTATAGGGTATAAACTTCAAAGCCTTTCACTTTAGTTCTCATTTGAATGGCAGTTCCGTTTTTCGTGGTAGCATGTTAAGACCTCTTGCCTCATTTTCAATTTTCTCTTTAATTGGTTTTGTAAGAAACTTTTTTACAGTTTCGGGTTCAATCTCATGTTCATTACAAATATGTAGCACTGCATCCATATATGTCATTTTGGTTTTCTTCACACAATCTTCGACCTTTTTAGAAAAGTCTCGTGTGTTAACTGTGAATATTGATCCCATTTTGTCTCCCGTATTTTTGTTGATATGAATTGATAATGTCTACCAACCGATTGAGACGGTTGAGTTTTTTAGTTCTAAATTTGTAAACAGAGCAAGAGAGATCGTCACAAGCCATGATGATAACACCATCGTGAATCTTTTCTCCTGTAAGTCCTTCCCAAAGAAGAGAGTAGCATGTTGCTTGCATCAAGTAGCCCTCGATGTCTTCTACGTTCTTCGGACGCTTTGCTGTCTTGAAGTCAATCACTGCCAGTTGTCCTTCGTACTCTGCGATGCAGTCAACACGACCAGCAACGCCAAAGTTACCCTTGACGCTTAACCCGTAGTTTTCACGAATCAACTCTAACACATCGCCCCAAAGAGGAACCTCAAGGGCGCGAATGTTGTTGATCTTGTCAAGTTTAAACTTTGAAGATTCAAACAAAGGAATACTTTCAATCTTTTTGTTATTGAGATAGTCTTCGACTAGATTATGATATTTGTTTCCTCTTGCAGCAGCCTGAGCAGCCATCTTTGCGTTCTCAGGATTCTTTCGCCACTCTGCAAAAAACTCTTCGTTTTCGTGATTGACAACTGTAGTCACTGATGGATAGTTTACGTTAACACCATCAATGATGTAATATCGTTTGCCTGTGCTTTCGTCAGTTTGAACTTTTCTTTCTGGAAGTTCTACGTTTACATGATCAAACATTAATCAAATTTCCTTTGCACTTGTTGTCCTGTTTTCTCTTCAATCTTAGATAAGACTTCACGGAAGCCATTATCAATCTTTTTTCGACCAAGAGAAACTGCGTCACCAATGCCTGGTGCACCAACCATTTTCTTTATGTTTTTTTTACCGCACTTAGGACACGGTCTTTTTGTGGGTTTGTTTCGATCTTTGATAAGTAGTTGCTCTTCGAATACATAATCACATGATTCGCAACAGTAGTCATACGTCGGCATTATTAAACACTCCAGTGTACCAAGCAGGAACATCTCGCTTAGTCCATTTTGCAAAATAAGATTTTGCGCCATTGTAATAGTTTCGATATGATTCAACAGCGTCTTCAACTTTGTACTCTTCAGGCATCGCAACAGCAAATCTTGTTAGTTTACCTTTCACGATATTGTAGGGCAACTGCTCTAGTTTGTCAATAAGATTTTCTGCACTGTGTCTTTTACCATAGCGATATGTGTATTCTTCACACAACGCCTTGGCGTGCTTCTGATGCCAAGAATAGTTTTCAGATGTTTCAAATGTCCATACTGTACATGGGTGATGTAAGAAGGTTGCTTTCCAGAGTATGTCTTCACGCTCGTCAGTTAATCGCCATCGTTTAATTTTTCGAGGCCTAGCGCCTTTACTCATTTCATAATAAAGTTCACCGTCGAGATAACGATGAGAAGTAGAAAGCATTTGACCAGCCTCAAGAATCATTTTGACAATATGCTTGTCGCACATAGACTGGGCAGAAACAATAGGATCTTTATCAATAGCGAATATGTTCATGCTTTAAGTATAACAGAAAAACAGATCGTGTCAAGCGGTAATATTTATAATGAAACGTCCAAGCGTATTTCATCCTGGACGTTCGAGGGGATTATTTGGTTTTAAAATTATTGAACATTAATTGAGACTGGCTTCTTTTCTTCTGGCACGTTTCTGTAAAGATTCACCGATAAGATTCCGTTGTCGAATTTTGCGTCTGAGACTTCCCAATATTGTGAGAGTGGGATTCTCGTAGTAAACTTTCGGCGTGCGATGCCTCGATGCTCGTATGATTCATCAGTGTTCTCACCATTACTTGACCCTCCACAAACTTCGAGAATGCGAACATTCGTTTCAGTAGGGTTAACATTAATTTCAATGGTGTTTTTATCATATCCCGCAAGAGCAAACTCCAATACTGCGTTGTCTTCATCAACCCTTAAAAGGTCGTAAGGCGGGAATGATTGTGTTGATTGTTGTAGTGATTCGAACCAACTAATATCATTCCAGAATTTTTCGGATAGACCGACAAAGTGTTGTGTATTAATCATCTTGTTCTCCTTTTCTAAGCGAGTAATACTTGAGTCCTGAACATCAGCGACTCTACTTTATTTATAATACGCCGTCTTGGAATCGAACCAAGTTTGCACGATTATAAGTCGCACTGAGAAGTGCCAGTTCCTCCCACGGCGCGTTGCTCTTCTTTTTTTCTCCACTCACGAACCATTGTTCTGTAAGTCTTGTTTGTTCTCGCAGCGTCGTACACACGCTTAAAGATTCGTGCCGACTCTGCCTTGTCGCAAGTCCAATGATCAGACTCTTGTGGTTTGATTTTACCTTTATCATCGTATTTCTTCCCGTCACGATGATTGGCGTATCTTCTTGCTCGTGTCCATCCCATCATTAAGAACTTTCGAGCCATATCTGCACCAACAAAGTCCCCCATGCGAAGATATTCATCAAACATAGAAGATATTTTATTCGCGGAGTTGAAAGCCACTTCTGGAGTTCTGAATCTCCAGTGTTGACAGATTTCTGTTTTGTATGGTTCACAGAGTAGTACCCCTTGTTCTCCTCGACCAATAATATACATTTCTGGATTCTCACGGTAATCAATGTTGTCAAAATCCAGTGTGTAATCAAACTCAATCATTAAGAATTATCTTTCACATACCAAACAATAAATGTTGTCAAAAGAGTTGCACACAAAACTGGTGCGAAACAATAACCAACAAATTCAATTATAGACAATTTTTGATTTCCTATTACTACAGTGACCGTTCTCGTTGATGTCGAGATAGTTTGAACGTTGACGGTCA